GGTCGGCATCACCCACGAAGACAAAGGCGAAGTCATCATCCAGAACGCCAACGGCGTGACCGGCGCGTTGATGGTGGCCTTGGTCGACCGGTGGCGCTGGGAAGCCGGCATTGCGCTGAAGGATTGGCGCAAAGTGGTACGTATCGCGAATATCGATATTTCCAACCTCACCGGGGAATCGGGCGCCGCGAATCTCACCAAACTGCTCATCAAGGCGTATCACCGCATCCGCAACAAGCGGAACTGCCGGATCTACGCGAATCCGACCGTGATCGAGTTCCTCGATATCCAACGCCACGATAACGTGGTCCAGGGCGGGGGACTCACCTACGACACCATCGACGGTAAACAAGTCATGTCGTTCCGCGGGATTCCGATCCGCAACTGCGACGCGCTGCTCGAAACCGAAGCAGCGGTCAGCTAAGGAGGCACCCAATGTATCTTGATGCAAACTTGCAACTGGCGGAGGATCAGCAAGTGACCGCCGACGCGGACACCGAAAACACATTCGACGCGGGGGATGTGACCCCGAAGCGCCGTCTCGGGACCGGGGAACCGGTCGGGATCGGCGTGTTCATCAGCGCGATCGGGACCACCACCGGCAGCGCGAAACTGCTGGCGATCCAGTCGCCGAACGCGAATTTGTCCTCGCCGGAAATTGTCGGCGAAGTCGATTTGGCGACCGCCGACATTGCGGCCGGCAAGGCGTACTTCGTGCCAATCTCGCCAGGACACGCACCGGCGCGGCGGTATTGGGGCGGCCGTTTCGACATCACCGGCACGGTCGATTTCACCGTCGATGTGTTCCTCATGCCGCAGTCGATGTTCGCGCAAGTCGCGGAGACGTACGCGAAGAACTACACGATCAGCTAATCCTTGAACCGGCCGGGAGCGCGGGCTCCCGGCCCCGGCCCAAGGAGGGGCCATCGTCATGCGTACCCATCAACCGTATATTCCGCCCTACGTGGGCGAGTCTCCGCGCGTCCTGCAATTCGAGGGCGCGCCCTCCAGCGGCACCAACGGCACGCTGGTCGGGTATGTCGAGCCGGGGAACTTTCTGTTCGACACGTTGAACGGCGTGCTGTTCTGCAACGAAGGCACGCTCGGGAGCCCCTATTACACCCCCGTGGGCTTCGATCAACGGCCGTTGTTTGGCGTGCACACCGATTTCCGGGACGGCGCCGGGAAAGCGGACGCCAATACCGATGCGGAGGCCGTCATTCCCGGTTCCGGATTGCGCGTCTTCGGCGATGGGATCGTCGAAACCGATTCCGGGCTCGTGGTCCAGGCCGCCGGGGAAGGCGGCCGGCGCGCCCGGTTAACCGCCAACGCCGCGGACACGAAAGTCGCGGCGGTCGGCATGCGCGCCGGGGTCATGCAGCCGGACCAGCATCAACTCCTGGTCCTCGATACGCTCTTCACGAACGTCTCGGCGATCACACTCCGGGCGCTGTTCTGCGGATTCCTGGGAACGGCCGCGGACGGACTCGTGGAAGCCATCACGGGCGCCACCACGACCTTAACCCTCGTCCAGGACGACCTGGCCGGGCTGTTCATGGACGTCGGCTTGACGGACGGCGACCGGCTCTTCGCGCCGCACAACAAGAGCGACGAAGCGGCATCGATTGCGACGACGGCGGCGGGTGTGGACACCGGGCAGGATATGCCCGCGGCCGCGACCGATATCCGCCTCCGGGTGGAAATCTCCGCGGCGGGCGTCATGACCTGTTTCGCGAACAAAGTCCAGATCACGCAGATTGCTGCGGCGCTGGACGTCGACGAAGAGTGCAGCCCGGTGCTCTATCTCGCCTCGACCAGCGCGGCGGTGAAGAGCATCGACGTGGCGCATTTCGCCGCGTACGCGTACCGCTAAACCTGAATCCCCCGGCGGGTGACCACAAGCCCGCCGGACCCCCGGCCCGCGGAGGGGCCGCTTATGGCAACAAAGAAAAAGACAGGTGAACCGGACAACCCGCCCGCCCGCCGGCCCGCGGAGGGGCCGCTGCGCGTGCGGGTGAAGGACGGCCGGATTGGCTATTACGGCCTGCAACGGCGCAGAGAAGGCGCGGTCTTCACCTTGAAAACCCCGAAACACTTCAGTGAGGAATGGATGGAGCGCGTGGACGCTTCGGCGCGCGAAACGCCCGCAGAAGTCAACGGGGCTCAGCGCGCGCTCGATGCGGAATCGGAAGCGTTGCGCAGCGGCGCGCTCGGAGCCCCGCGCAGCGGTGAGGCGATCTGATGTTTGCGGCACGGATTACCGCCTCCGTGACGCGCCCGGCGGACACGACCCAATACGCCGACGGGGATGTGGTCGGGGAGCTCCTGACGTTTGAGCCCCTTCCCCGGTACCACGACCAGGGGGCGCGCATCGAGGGCGCGGCCTGCATCAGCTCGGCCAACCAAGCGACGAAGCCGGATCTCGAACTCTACCTCTTTACCGAAGCGCCGACCGTGGCGGCCGACAACGCGGCCTTTGCCCCAACGGACGCCGAGCTCGAAAAGCTGGTGGGGATCGTGGAATTCGGCTCGGATCAGTTCAAGGCTGTCAATGCGGGCGCGGGAGCGGCCGGCAATGCCGCGGCGTCGGTGGGCGCGGGCGTGATCCTCGCCGCGCAACCCGCGCTCTACGGCGTGCTCGTCGCGCGGAATGCCTATACGCCCGTCTCGGAGGAGCAGTTCACCGTGGCGCTGGAGGTCCGGCGGTGAAGCTCCGCACGCATCACGTCACCGCAGGGGATATCCGGGAGGCGATCCCGCCCCAGCCCGTCCCGGCCGACACCTCCGCCGCGGCGCTCGACGACACCTCGCTCGCGACACTTAAAGCGGACGCCGAAGCCGAATTCGCCGTCGTGCATGGGGAAATCAACACCCTGAAAAACCTGTTCAAGCTCGCGGGATTTGCCGAAGGCGCCGGGCTGCCGGTGGACGGAGGCGGCAATCCGGCGCAAGTCCAGTATGAGAACACCACCACAGGCGAGGACACCGGGACGTCCATTGACTTCACCCACAACGTGCCCGACGTGGCGGACCGGCTGCTGATTATCTGTATTGTCTGGGAATCCAGTTTCACCGAGCGGTCGGTCACGGGCGTGACTGTGGATGGAGTGGGCGCCACGCAGGTTCCTGGCGCGGAGGCCGAGGCCGGAGCGGGGACGTTCAAATGCGACATGTGGTACTTCGTCAATCCGCCGGTTGGCGGCGCTGTACCCATCGCAGTCAGCTTCGACACACTACCCGACGATGGAATCCAGACGTTTGCCCATACCTTCAGCGGCGTGCATCAGACGACGCCGCTGCGCACCGCAGCGAGTGCCGGGGCGTCGTCGGGCGCGCCATCGGTTACCGTCGCAAGTGCGATCGGGGACTTCGTTGTCGATTCGCTCTTTGCGGCCGACCTGCCTTCTGTGGGCCCAGGCCAGACCGAACGCGGCCAGGAGCCGTTAGTGACGCTGGCTCCCTATGGGGCATCGAGTACGGAGCCGGGGGCCGCCGGAAGCGTCACCATGAGTTGGGGGATGACGTCGGACAATTGGGCAATTGGAGCCGTCTCCATCCGTCCCAATACCGCGTAGGTGAACAATGGAACAACCGCTCACCGTGTCCCGCATCGTCGACTTCGGCGAAAGCTCAAGCCTGGCCCAATGGACGGACCTCGCGACCGGCGACACCGGAGCGCCGTTCCCGCAATCGTCCTGGTCGGACCGCTCGGTCCAGGTCTCGGGGACCTTCGGGGCGGGCGGGACCTTGTCGCTTGAAGGGTCCAATGACGGCACGAACTGGGCGCTGCTGCGCGATCCGTTCGGCGCGGATCTGGCGGTGACGGCGGCGGGCATCTTCGCCGTCATGGAAATCACGCGGTTCGTGCGCCCGCACGTGACCGCGGGGGACGGCGCCACGTTGCTCGATGTGGCCTTGTTGGCGAGGCGGTAAGTGTTATTAATCTTGTCCAATTGGTGGTGGGAAACGCTGGCCGTACCGGGCGATCCGCACTGGACCGCACCGGCGGGCGGCCGCGTTGCGCTCGATCTGCGGACCCATGCCCAGTGTGCGAGTCCGGGTATCGAGACGGGGCCGGGCCTGTTTGTCTACGACCTAGATCCCGGCTTCGGCATCCGGCTTGGCGACGATCCCACCGCGCTGCTGACCTCGACGCAGAAACGCGCGATCAGCGACACCTATGGTTGGACAATCAACGAATCGCGCATCCACGATTGGCTCTGGTACCGCAGCGCGTTGATGCCGACCATGAAGCGCATTCTGGAATTGCGGCTGGGAGGCGGAATTGGCTTGGTCCGCTCAGAAGCTTTCGAAATTCTGAACCACGAGCGCGGAGCCGAAGTGCAGACGCGCATCCAAGCTCAGTACCGGGCTCAACGTGAATTCGATCTCGCCCGCGGTTCCGAGTTCTACAAAAAGAGGCTCGACTGGTGGGAGCACAAGTACCGCGTGCCCTATCAGCACTTCATCCCGCCGGACCTCGAAGACGAAGGCAAGCTCGCTCGCAGCACCTCGATCGGTGATTCGTTTAACCGCGCCGACGACACGGATTTGAATGCACTGGATACCGGCAAAACGTTAAACGGCGGCGCCGGAACCTGGCAATGGGCTGAAGTCTTAAACAATACCGAGATTCAGGACGAGACATGGAGGCAGGTCGGCACAACGGCTGGATACGCACGGGCGGAACAGGATCTAGCGGGCGACGATCACAGCGTTGCCGGAGAAACTGCGGTGATTGTGTTGAGCGCTACCAGTTCCCGGCAGTGGGGCGCGTGTGCGCGTTTCGACGCTGCCGCGAATTCAAGCTATATGGCCCAACGCAATTGGGTCAACGCGATTGATGATAGCAATTCCTACGTCAGGCTGCGAAAGACCACCGCGGGCACGCGCTCCGATTTGGGAGACCCCATCGTGAGCACGGTCGTTGTGGGCGAAGTCGTCAAAACAGAAGTCGACGGGTCGACGCTCAAGTCGTATCTCGACGGCGTGGAACAGGACAGCATCACGGACGAAACCTTTTCCGGGCAAGTCCGCACCGGACTTTATATTTTCAGCGGCGGCGGGAGCGATCGAGTGGCCGTCGATGACTTCGCGGCGGAAGATTTAGCGCCGGGCGGCACGATCCTCCCGCACATGATGCAGTACGCGAGTTAAGTCATGGCAGCACTTTTAGACATCGTCAAGAAAGGATCGACGGACCGTTCGGTTACGATCCGGATTATCGACTCGGCCGACGGCACACCCGAAACCGGCGTCGTTTTCGATTCAGCCGGAATCGATCTGTGGTACCGGCGGGAAGGCGGGTTGCGAATCGCCATCACCGAGGCGGATTTAGCAACACCCGCACTCGACGACGCGCACGCGGACGGCGGATTCCTGCACATCAGCGACGGGGAATACCGGCTGGACCTGCCCGACGCCGCGTTCGCCACTGGGGCTAACTATGTGGACGTCGGTGGGACCGTGACGGGCATGGTGGTAATTGGCGGACGGGTCCGCCTCGTGGACTACGATGCTGAGAATGCGGTGGATCTAGGACTATCGGAGATCGGCACACTCGTTGATGGGGCGGTCACCGCCGGTAAAATTGCTGCAGGCGCGCTTACCGCCGCGAAGTTTGCCGCCGATTATTTCGCCAACTTCCAAATCGATGCGGGAACGGCGCAAGCAGGAGCCGTAAGCACAATTACGTTACGAGCTGGCGCGCCCGCGAACGACCTAAAAGGGGCCGTGGTGTTTATCACGGGAAGCACAGGAGTTGGGCAAACTCGGTTGATTACGAACTACAACACCGTATCGAAACTCGCGACGGTGAGTCCGGATTGGAGTGAGTCTCCGGACGCGACGAGCACCTACACGGTCGTCCCGTTCGGCGCTGCGGATGTGAGGTTGTGGCTCGGCGGGACGCCCCCTTCAGTATCGGCGGGCCGTATCATCGCTGATGTTGACGCGATTAAATCGAACGGTACAGCGGCGACCAATTTGCAAACGCTTGCGGATGCGGATGTTCCCGGGCGAGTACCGGCCGCGCTGACCGCAGGCGGCCACATGAAATCCGATCTGCTGGCCATCTCCGGAGACGCCACGGCCGCCGACCGGCTGGAAGCGCTCATGGACGGCATCCTGGTCGCCCAGGTCAATGATGCCGGCGCGACCACAACCACCTTCGTGGCGGATGGATTCACCGAGGCGACCGACGATCACTTCATCGGACGGCTCATCACGTTCTTGACCGGGGCGCTCGCGGGCCAGCAAACCGCCATCACCGACTACACGGGCGCCACGCAAACCTTCACCGTCGAGGCGCTCACCGAAGCGCCGGCCGACGATGTGTTCTTCGTGATTCATTGATGGAAATGCCATGGAAGACTTGATTCTCGCGTTGGCGGCCGGACTGATGGGCGGGGCGCTCTATGCGCATCTCTGGCCCCGGGCCTACCGGCGGTTCCGGAAACGGGAAGACCGTCAGGCCGGGCTGCGGCGCTACCAAAACCAGAAGGATAAAGGGTAATGCGCCGCGTGCTCGGATATGGCGGCCTGGGCAATAGCCGCGCGCGGGATTTCAGCGGCAAGGCCGAGGCCGAGGAAGCCCCCTCCGGAGCCTATCTGGCCGTCTGGCGCCGGCGCCGGCGATTGGGAGGACGGGCTTAACCATGAAAGTTCTGGCGGATAACCGCAACCGCGCGACCCGGTCGGCCTCCCGCCGGCATGCCATGGCGCGGGCCATGAACAACCGGGGCGGTTGCGGACGGCAACTGTACGTCGTCTATGGACGGCAGCAAATCTTAGCGCGGGAGCTCTCGAACACGCGCCGGGATGGCATCGCCTTGGCCATGCAGCAACGCTACATTCCTGGAGAGTGCCACTGCGCGGAATGTCCCGAGTGTCCCGAAGTGGAATGCACGGAAGACTGGGAAGGCTGCATTGGCGGAAGTTTTACGGTGCCCGGGGACTACACGAACCTCGGCGGATTCACCATCAGCGGAGGCCTGGCGATCGCCACCGGGGCGGGGATGATCTATAAAACCGTCGATGCGTGCGGATCGGCTCTTAATCAAGAAGCCGCCGTGGTCTACAACAAGGTCAACAACTTCACCACGTCGGGCAACCCGGGCTACCGGGAAGTGGGTGCGGCGGTACGGTGTGCGGGTGCGGGCTTCGGGAGTTCGTCGTGCTATGCGTTCACGGCGCGGGTCTACAACGGCAACCCGGCGGGAGGGACCTGCGAGAACGGCGCCAACCTGATCTGGTTCCGCTTAATCAAGCGCAGCGGCGGGACGCGATCGGTACTGACGTCCGCCTCCATCGCGGGCCGGGATCTCGCCAAAGGGATCACGTTGCGGATTACTGCGGAAGTGGAGGGCTCGGGCGCCCGGGTCCAGGGGTTTGCGGGCGGGGTCACGCTCTCGCACTTGGATAACTCGCCCTTAGCCAGCGGGCGAATCGGCATGTTGAGCGATACGGCTTGCGGCGGCGTGGCGTCGAATCCCGATTTCAGTTTCATCAAAGGACGAAACCTGTAATGGCCACAAAAACCCAAATCGTGAATCTCGCCCTGCTCCGGCTGGGCGTCCAGCAGCAGTTGGAGGACGCCGACACCGATACGACCACCGAAGCCCTCTCCGCGCGGCTCATCTTCGATGATGAGCGCGATTACGTCTTACGCGACTTCCCCTGGCCGTGGGCGCGGAAGTACGGCGCGCTGACCTTGGTGGGCACGGATCCCAATAGCGACTGGGGCTTCAGCTACCGCTACCCCCCGGATTGTCTGGCGGTCCGGCGCATTGTGACCTCGCTCGGCCGGCAACAAACCGATCCGCCGCCGTTTGCGATCGGACGAGACGGCGCCGGCGTGACGAAGACGATCACGGGGGCGACGGCTGCCAATCCCGTCGTGATTACCGCGGTGGCGCATGGACTCTCGAACAACGACGTGGTCTTTATCTCCGGCGTTGCCGGGATGACCCAGCTCAACAACCGCGTCTTCACGGTCGCGAATAAAACCGCGGACACCTTCGAGCTCTCCGGGGAAGACGGATCCAGTCACAGCGCCTACACGTCCGGAGGGACGGTCTTTCGATCCGGACGCTTGCTTTTCACCGATGAAGCCTCTCCGTCGATCGAGTACACCTTCCGGGGTGTCGAGCCGGAGGAATTCGACAGCGTCTTTGTCTCGATGCTCGCCTGGAGACTCGGCGCGCAACTGGCGGCGCCGCTCTCGCGCATGCCCGAGCAAGCCAAGCATTGCCTGGAGCAATACGCCGCGGAACGCCAGGCCGCGATGACCCGGGCCGCGGCGGAAGGCCAGCATGAAACGGCGACCGGAGAAACCGGCGCCCGGGTGCGCCAAATCCTGCAGCTCGCCTTGACGCGGATCGGCGTGCGGCTCGACGCCGGCGTCGAAGCGGTGTTCCCGAGACTGAACTTCGCCGACGAGCGCGACCAGGTCCTCCGGGATTTCCCCTGGCCGTTTGCCGGGGGCTATGCGGAGCTGGAGCTCGTGGACGGGGAATCCGGAGATCCGGTCAACGACGACTGGACCTTCGCCTACCGGATTCCGCACGACTCGGTCACCATCCGGCGCATCGTCACCGGCGCGGGACGGCGGGATACAAGTCCCGAGCCGTGGCAGATCCGCGGCGGGCATGAGCGGCCGAACGCGACGGCGATCACGATGACGCTCGCGACCACGGCGACACCCGGAGAAATCGAAATCACCGCGAGCGCGGCGTTTTTCGCGTCGACCGATGTCGGCCACGGGATCCGGATGCGTCTGGGGCCGGATTCGGTGACGGTGACGATCGAGGCGTTCGATGGGACGACCGTCGTCCGCGGGACTCCGGACCGCACGGTGGCTGCGGGGGTGCTCGATACGGCCTTCACGACCTGGTCGAAAGTGTTCAACGGCGCGTTTCTCTATACCGACTGGCCGGGCTTGGGCGCGGAGGAAGGCGATGAGGTGCAGGTGGAATACACGCGGAAGATCACCGATCCGGCTCAGTTCGACGCGCTGTTTGTCTCCGCGCTCGCCTGGAAGATCGGCGGGACGCTGGCGCCTCTATTAAAGGATGCGGAAGTTGCGGCCGAAGCGCTGCGGATGTATGAGCTCGAGAAAATCCGGGCCGCCGCCCGGGCGCTCAACGAAGCGCAAGCGGAACCCGATCCCGAAGCGGAATGGATCCGCGCGCGGACCGGATTGACCGGCGGGCACGGGCAGGACTGGGAGCCGTTCCCGTCCGCCTGGGATATTCAGTAACAGCGGCTGAGCCGCTTTAAAGGACAAGCCACGGATGGCGATTCAACGCAGTTTTGCGGGTGGAGAAGTCGGCCCCACCTTTTACGGAGGGGCGGACTTTCCGCGGTATCTCTCCGCGTTAGCCACCTGCCGGAACTTCATCTTGATGAAGGGCGGCGGGGTGGCGAACCGGCCGGGGCACCAGTTCATCGTGGAAGTCAAAACCTCGTCCGTCCGGACCTACCTCCTGACGTTCATTTTCTCGGCGGACGACACCTATGTGATCGAAGCCGGCGCCGGCTACTTCCGCTTCGTCCGGGAAGGCGCGCAAGTCACCGTGGGCACGCCGGACGCATGGGCGGATGTGACGGCTTACGAACAAGGGGATCTGGTGGTCCACAACAGCGTCAACTACTACTGCATTGCGGATCACACCTCCAATGAAGCCAATGATGAGCCGGGCGTAGGAACGAACTGGGAAGACTTCTGGTACGCCTTGACGGGCGATATCCTGGAAATTCCGACGCCCTACGCGGCCGGGCATTTAAGCGCGCTGCACGTCGTCCAGTCGGGCGACGTCCTCACCATCACCCACCCGGAGTATCAGCCGCGCGAGTTGAAACGGTTTCCGGCCAAGTGGACCCTGACGCTCTACGCGACGGCTCCGGGAATTGCCGCGCCCGCCAACTTGGCGGCGACCGAAGGCACGGCGGGCCCGCTCGCGTACAGCTACAAAGTGACCGCTGTCCATGACGGCGATTACGAAGAATCGGTGGCCTCGGCCAACGACGATATTACGTGCACGGCGCCCACGGAAGCCGCCCCCAATACCCTGGCCTGGGACGCGGTGGCCGATGCCGCCGAGTACAACGTCTATCTCGACAAAGACGGCAATGGGCTGTACGGCTTCATCGGGATTGCGTCCACGAATGCCTTCAACGATATCGGCTTCGAGCCCGATTTCTCGGTGGCGCCTCCCGTGCCCCGCGTGCTGTTTGAAGATGCCGATGAGCGGCCGGGAACCGCAGGCTATTACCAGCACCGCCTGGTCTTCGGTGGGACCAATACCCTGCCCGAGGACGTCTTTGCCTCGCGGAGCGGGTTCTTCAAAAATCATACGATCTCCTCCCCGATCCAGGATGACGACGCGATCCAGTTCCGCATTGCGGGACGGGGTTATAACGAAATCCGGCATTTGATCGAAGTCGGCAAGCTGGTCATCTTGACGTCGATCGGCGAGTGGGTTGTCGTGGGGGACGTCGACGGAGTACTCCGCCCAACCGCCATCAACTTGCGGCAGCAGAGCTTCTATGGCGCCTCCACCGTGCAGCCCTCCGTGATCGGCAACAACCTAATCTACGTCCAGGCGCGCGGCGGCATCGTCCGGGATCTCCGCTTTGACTCGGCCGTGGAAGGCTATGACGGCCGCGACCTGACGGTCTACGCGCCGCATTTGTTCGAAGGGAAGGCCATTGAACGGATGGCGTTCGCGCAAATGCCGCACTCGATCAACTGGGCTGTGCGCTCCGACGGGGTCCTCCTGGGCCTGACCTACCTCCGCGAATTCGATATCTGGGGATGGCACCGTCACGACACGGGAGACGGGGACGTCTACGAAGACGTGGTCGCGGTACCGGAAACCACACCACCCCCTCCGGGCTCCTCCATCCGTGGAAAAGAAGAAGACGCGGTCTATGTGGTCGTAAAGCGCACGATTGACGGGCAGACGAAGCGGTACATCGAGCGCTTTGCCTCGCGGCAGATCGAGGATTACCGCCTCGATGGGCATTTCCTGGATTCCTTCCTCACCTACAACGGCGTGAACGACGTGGGCGCGGGCGTGACGGTCACCCTGACGACGGCTGCCGGATGGACCACTGCCGATCTCATCACGGTGACCGCGAGCTCGGATAAGTTCGCGGCCGGCGACGTCGGCAACGGGGTCACCGTCTGGGATCCCACAGCGGTCGATACGAATAAAGACGTCAACCGCATCGTCATCACGGAATTTGTCTCCGCGACGGTGGTGAAAGGCAATCCGATTTCGACCGTCGCGGCCTCTTTGCGGAACACCGCGACGCTCTTCTGGTCGCTGGCGGTGGATGAAGTGGCGGGATTAGAGCACCTGGAAGGCCGGGCCGTCTCGATCCTCGCGAACGGCGTGGTGCTTGCGGCCACCGTGGACACGGGGGCGGTGCCGCTCGCGGGCCTCTACGACATTGTGCACGTGGGATTGCCGATCGAGGCGGACGTGGAGACGCTGGATCTCGATTCCCAAGACGCGCCCTTGCGCGACAGGAAGAAACTCGTCAAATCCGCGTCGCTCCTGGTGGAGCGGTCGCGGGGCGTCCAGGCCGGTCCGGACTTCGACCACTTGACGCCCCACGCCGCAGCGCCCGGCACGGTCCTCGGGACGGACATTTTCAGCGAGTCCGGAGGAGTACTCCGGACGGAAATCATCGAAGTCGCCCTGCAATCGACCTGGAATAAACCCGGACGGGTGGCCATCCGGCAGTCGGATCCGTTGCCGCTCGCCATTCTGGGCGTCATGCCCAGCGGAGATATTGGAGGTTGATGTGGCATTCCCCTTAATCGCCCAGCTCGCGATCCAGGCCGGAGGGACGATCCTCGGCGGCATCGGACAGATCCAAGCCGGCAACGCGCAAAAGCGGATCGCCCAGATCAACGCCCGCTCGATCGAGGACACCGCCGAATTCAACGCGCAGTTACTCGAGGAAGGCACCGAGGCGAACGCGGATATCCTCGCCTTCAACGCCCGGATGCTCGAAGCGATGGCGCGCGATTCCGTCCGGAGAGGCAAAGAAGAGGAGCAGCGGTTCCGTACGGACGTCCGCGGATTCATCGGCGCGCAACGGGCGGCCTTTGCGGGCCAGAACGTCGAGATCCACGCCGGTACCGCCTTGGACGTCCAGATGGATACCGCCTATCAGGCGGAGCTCGACGCCTTGACGATCCGGACGAATGCGGCCCGCGAAGCCTGGGGATTCCAGGTGGAAGCCGAATCGGAGCGCAAGCAGGAACGGGCGCTGCGGAAAACCGGACGGCTGCAGGCGGATGCGACGCGCCGGGTGGGCCGCAGTGAAGCCCTGTCGTTGCGCATGGGCGGGGACGCGGCGGCTTCGGCGGGGAAATGGGGCGCGGCCTCGACGTTTCTCGCCGGAGGGGCGAATCTCGCCTATCAACAATTTGGATTCCGCAGGCCTTCGCCGCTATCGGGCCGCGGCGTGTCCCTGAGTTACTGAGATGCCCAAAGTCCAAACCTACCGGCAGCAGCAACCCACCGCGCCCCGGCCGAACGTCCGGCGGGGCGGCGTCGCGATTCCGCAAGTCGAAGCGCCGGTGATCCGCAACGTTCCCTCCGGAGGCGGGGCGGCGCAGTTCGGGGAGACGCTCGCGCGGGTGGGGCAGGATATTGCGACCGATCAGATGCGGCAGCGCGAAGAGGAGTGGCAGAACGAAAAACAGCGGCAGGACGATATCCGCATCCTGCACGCCGACCGGCAGCTTGCGGAATGGGAAAACACGGTTCTCGACGATCCCCGGAACGGCGTCCTGCTGCGCAAAGGGGAGAACGCGTTTGGGTTGATCGGCCAAGTCTCTGAGGAATTTGAAAAGCGAGTAGACACGGTCTATGAAGGGCTCAGCAACCAGGAACAGAAAGACGCCTTCATGCGCCTGGCGCACACGCGCCGGCAAAACGTGGTGGACCGCGTCACGCGCCACGAAAGCGCGGAGTTTCAGAAGTTCGGTCAAGCCGAAACGGAAGCCTACATCTTGAACGCCCAGCAGGCGGCGGTCGCGAACTTCGACGATCCCACGCGCGTGGGCACGGAACTGGAGCGCATCCGGATGCGCCTGCGGATTCACGGCGAAGACTACGGACTCCCGGCCGAAGAGAGCCAGCGCCGGATGGACGCGGCCGTCAGTGCCACGCACGTGGGCGTGATTGACCGCATGCTCGCCAACGGCCAGGACATCAACGCGCGGACCTACTTCCGGATACGCAAAGCGGAAATCCTCGGTCAGGACCTGGCGCGCGTGGAATCGTCCCTCCAGGAAGGATCCCTCCGCGGACAGTCCCAGCGGTTTGCCGATACGATCCTCGCGCAATTCGAATCCCATGCGGACGCCCTCGACGCGGCCCGGAAAATCGAAGAGCCCGAACTGCGCGACCTGGTCACGCAGCGGGTCGACGCGGAATGGCGGCTCCGGAAGCAATTGGAACGCGAGGAGCGGGAGCGCACGTTACTGCAGGCGAAAGACGCGCTGGACCGCACCATGACGGACATGCTGAATTTGATCGACCGGCGGCGTCCGGTGTTTGCGCGCGACGTCGTTCCGCCCTCGGTGTGGAATCAACTGACGAGTTCCGAGCGGAACGCACTGGAAAGCTACAACCGGCAGTACCAGGAGAAAGGCCGCATCGACACGGATATGCCGCGGTGGTTAATGCTGATGGATGAAGCCAACGTCGATCCATCCGGGTTCGCCGAGCGCGACCTTGGCCTGGAGATTCATCGAATCGAGGACACCGACCTGAAGGAGTTGAAGCGGCTCCAGAACAACATCCGGGAAGGGAAACAGAAGGAGGCCGACACGCAGCTCGATGACTTCCGCACGGAAACGCAGATCATCAACAACACCCTGGGCCAGATGGGCATCGATGCCGGGTTGAAAGAAAACCACGCCACGGCCTCGCGGGTGCATCAGATGGTCGGCGAACGGGCGGGAGCTTTAGCGCGGGCGACGGGAAAGCCACCCACGAATGAGGATATCCAGGCCATTGCCGACGATATCGTGGCCACCTCCTACACGGTGGACGGTTGGATCTGGGATACGGAGAAACCGCTCGTCCAGGTGACCATCCGCGACATTCCGCGTGAGGACCGGCGGCAGATCGAAGCCGCGCTGCGCGAAGCGAACCGCGTGGTCACCGACGAGGCGGTTGTGGATCTCTATATCCAGACCAAGCAACAGGAGCGGAAATAAGGCACGGATGCCACTCAATCCTTACGAAGAAACCCTCCTCCAGGATGAGGACCGCAATCCCTACCGGGAAACCCTGCGGCAGCAACAGCGCCAGAGTGAAACGGCATTGCGTTTGGCCACGAAGCAAGCCGCGGAGCAATCCCCGGAAAGAGAAGCGGAGATTCTCTCGCTCTCCGAACGCACCGGCTTGCCCTCATCGGTCATCGACCGCAACTTCGACACGATTAAGAAACGCGCGCAAATCGCCGACACGCCGTACTCCCAAATGCTCCGGGACACCCCGAAGCTCGCGGAGTGGATTGCCGATCCGGACAACGCCGCCTTGGCGCAAGACGATCTCCCCCAGCTCGGGATGCTCGAATGGCTGCTCACCCAAGGACGGGATTATCTCGGCTCGGCGGCTGCAGGACCGACCGGATTCGTGGGGGGCGCGCTCTCCGGACTCGGCACGTTGAACGACGTCCTGGCGCGCGCCATGGGCTCGGTGCTGCCCGCGCCCGTCCGCCGGGCTCTCGAGACACCCGTGCTCCCCTGGTGGGGCAATCCGAGCGAAATCCTCCGGCAGCCGGGCGGGACCTTCAAGGAAGCGGCCGGGACGATGCGCGCCCCCGAAGGACGGCGCGGGATCTCTCACGATATCGTGGAAGCGGTCGGGCAGATCATCGGACAAGTGGGCGTTGCGGTGGTGGGTGGATCCGCCGCTTCCTTCGCGTCGCTCTTGGCGCAAGGCGCGGATATCCAGGCGGAACAGATCCGGAGCGAACCGCGGCGGATGTCCCAGGAGGCCGCGCGGGCGTTCGGGGATGTGCATATCGGGGAAGCGGAGCTCCGGGACGTCGCGCCATATCTGCCTCCGGATTCGGAGATCACCGCGAAAGAGGACCTGGCGATTCTCGCGGGAGCGGTCGCGACGGCGGCGACCGAACGGCTCGGCTTAGATGTCTTGATGCGGCGCGTTCCGGAAGCCATCCGCAACCGGGCGATCCGCGGATTGACGGGCGTCTTGATCGGCGCCGCCTCGGAAGCCACGCAAGAAGTGTCCGAAGCCAGCCTCCAGGATATCGCGCGGAAAATCCTCACCAATCCCGAAGCCGAGATTGGGACGGGGACGGCGTACGAAGCGTTGATCGCCGGCAGTGCGGGCGGGATTGCGCAAGCGATCATCCTATCCGCGGCGGGCGCGCGGCGGCGGAACCAGGCGCGCACCAATGAACGGTTCATCCAGGCCCTCGGGGAAGGCGTCACGAATTCGAAGACCTTCCAACGGTTGCCGCCGAAGCTCCAGGAGCTGGTGGCGATCGCCACGAAAGACGGACCCTTAGACACCGTCTATGTCCCCGCGGAATCCTGGCAGACCTTCTGGCAGGACCAGAACCTCGACCCAGCGCAAAAAGCGGAAGACCTGGGGATTTCCCGCGAAGACTACGCGCAATCGGTCGCCACGGGCGAAGACCTGGCGATTCCCACCGCGGCGTACGCGGCCACCATCGCGCCGACCGAGGCGAACGCGTTCTTTGCGAAAGAACTCCGCTTGGCCCCCGAGGAAATGACCGCCCGGGAAACGGAAGCGTTCGAGACAGCCCTCGCCGAAGAACCCGCGCCCGAGATCCTCGCGCCGGAAGACCAGCTCCGCGGCGCCGCGCGGATCCGCGACGACATCACCGGTCAACTCTTAGGCCAAGGCTTCAACCGGGACACGATCGACGCCTACGCGGCCTTGGTGGAATCGACGTTCCGGACCATGGGCGAGCGTGCGGGGGTGGATCCCTTTGCGCTCTACGAACCCTACCGCCTGAAGATCGTCCGCCCCGTCCCGGAGATTTTGCGATCGCTGCCGGATACCGATGTGGCGCTCGATACCTTGATCGATCGATTGCGCGCGGGAAAGCGGCCGTCTCAACAGGAGATGTTCGGGACGTCCCTGCTGGACTTTCTCAAGAGCAAAGGCGGTGTGCAAGACGAAGGCGGAGATCTCGCCTCGCGGGAAGCGGACAAAGAACTGAAACCGTTTCAGAAGAAGCTAATCCGGGAAGAAGGATTGCCGCTCGACAAAGCGAGAGAAGCCGCGGCGGAAGCGGGATATCTGCCGGAACAATCCACCATCGCGGATTTCCTCGATGCGATCGATAAGGAATTGCAGGGAACTCCGGTCTACGCCCAACCGCAACAGAATGCCCAGGCGATCGAACAGGCGATGATCCTGGAGCAACTGCAGGGTTACCTGAAAGCGCGGGATGTGGATTTACGATCGGCCACGAATGCCGAGATCCGGCAGTTGCTCCAGGAGGCCTCTCAGCAGCCGGAGATTGACCCGCAGACGGGAACGGTGTTAGAGCAGGAGGCGATGCCGGGCAATTTCAAGGAATGGTTTGCTGGTAGCAAAGTCGTCGACGACAACGGTGATCCGCTGATTGTCTATCACGGCACGAGCGAGGACTTTGACGGCTTCGATTTACAGAAGCCCACCGGATACGTAATGCAGTCCATGAAAGGCGTGATGTGGTTCACGTCTTCCTCCCAGGTCGCCTCTTCATACGGACCAAAACGCAAGGACGTATACCTTCAGATAAGGAATCCGTTGGTCGTGGATTTTAAAGTCGAGGTGATGAAGAGCGGCACTAATTCGTGGTCGATACATAAGGATTACGGGGAGGCCGGGGGTGAGTGGTTTGGCGGCGACTATGAAACGCGCGGTGAAGCCGAGATTGCCCTAAAGCGAGCCCGGGAGCAAGGAACAGCCAATATCAGTCAGGGCGCGATGTATCGACTCACGATGAGAGCGAAGGAACAGGGCCGGGATGGGGTGATATTTCGCAATATCGATGATGCCTACCACGATGAAGCAGGCCTTTCCGATGTCTATGCCGTGTTTTCGGCAGACCAGATCCGCGGTGTGGATAATTCCGCCTCCCTCCGCGACCGCTCCGGACGGACCGAACTCCGCCAAACCACCGAACTCGACCTCGAAAAGCGCGGCGCCATCCGCTTCGGCCCCAACCGGCAATTCACGATCGAACTCCTCGAGAAAGCCGACCTCTCGACGTTCCTCCACGAATCCGGACACTTCTACCTAGAAGTCTTCAGCGACCTCGTCGAGGACCTGCAGACCCGTCCGGGCGAGCTCAACCCGACGCAGCAACGGATGGTCGAAGACTACAGTACGCTGCTGGCCTGGCTCGGTGTGGAATCGCGCAGCCAGATCGGCAAAGACCAGCACGAGCAATGGGCGCGCGGTTTCGAAGCCTATCTCCGGGAAGGGAAAACGCCGAACCCGGAATTGCGTTCGGTCTTCGCCCGGTTCCGCGCCTGGCTCGTGGCGATCTACCGTTCCCTGTCTCAACTGCGGGTGAACTTGACGCCGGAAGTCCGCGGGGTGATGGACCGGTTGGTCGCGACCGATGAGCAAATCACCCAGGCCGAGCAGGAAGCCGGAATCTTCGCCTTAATTGAAGATCAAGGCATGGCGGAACGCCTGGGCGTCTCCCCGGAACAGTTGAAGCTCTACCGGGACAAAGTCCAGAAGGCGGGCGACGCCCGGCGGGATGCGCTGCAAAACGAATTCATGGACGAATACCAGCGGACCGCGAAGGCCTGGTGGCAGCAACGGCGGAAGGAAGTTCGTGCGGACGTCGCGGCGGAAGTGCATCAGCAAAAGCAATACATCGCGCTCGCTGTCTTGCGCAAAGGCACGCTGCCCGACGGTTCACCCCTCCCCGAAGGCGTGGAACCGTTCAAGCTCGATGCCGCCTGGCTGCATGCCCGCTACGGGAAAGTCTCCGAATCGGGAATCACCAAACGGCTATTCGAGTTGAATGTGTACCGCAAAGAGAACGGGATCTCCCCGGACACCGCCGCGGAGCTGCTCGGCTACTCCTCCGGCGACGAGCTCGTGCAAGCGCTGGTCAACGCCCGTCCGATGGACGCCTTGATCGATGCGGAAACCGATTCCCGGATGAAGGATCAGTACGGGGACATGCTCACGGATGGGACCGCAGCGGAAAAAGCGAAAGATGCAGTCATGACCGAGGGGCGCGCGGAAGTGATACTTGAAGAAATTAAAGCATTGGCCCGCGCCCAGCGCCAGGCGGCTCCCCTCCTCCGGGAAGGTCAACGTCAGGAACGGCAAGCGCAACGCGAAACGCAGGCCCGCGGGATCGAGACGTTTCAGCGGTTCGTGCCGAAACTCTCCGTCATCCGGAGCTGGGCGGAACAACGCGTGCGGGAAGCGAAGGTCCGCGATGTCCGGCCGGGCACGTATTGGGCGGCGGCGCGGCGGGCCAGTCAATCGGCCACGCAAGCGGCGTTGGAGCAGAGGTTCGATGAGGCGCTCACCTGGAAACAGCGCGAGCTGCTGAACGTGGAAATGTACCGGGCCGCGCTCGATGCGCAAAAAGAGATCGAGTCCATCCGTCAATTGATGCGCTCCTTCGATGAGAAGAAGAAACGGGAGCGCATCGGCAAGGCGGGCGACGACTACCTCGATCAGATTGACGCCTTACGGGAGCGGTTCGATTTCGCAAGATTGACGAATAAGCAAATTGAACGGCGGAAGCAGCTCGCCGCCTGGGCCGCCGACCGCCAAGCCCAAAACCTGCCCGTGGATATCCCGGCCTCACTGCTCGATGAATCGCGGCGGATGTCCTACCGGGATGCAACGGTCGAAGAACTCGCCGGATTGCGGGATGCCGTCGAGCATATCGCGCACCTGGCACGGCTCAAGAACAAGCTGCTGAAGGCGAAGGACAAGCGCGACTTGGAGTCGGCAGCCGCAGCCGTCTCGGGCTCGATCGAGGGAAATTCGAAAGGCCGGCGTCCGGTGATTCTTGAGGATGAAGCTCCCGGAGAACGCCATCGCCGCGGCTTGGCCGGGTTCTTCGCCTGGCAGCGCAAACTAGCCTCGTATGTCCGTCAAATGGACGGCGGTCAAGATGGCGGCGCCGTCTGGGAGTATGTGATGCGGCCGATCAACGAAGCGGCCGACGCGGAAACGGTGATGAAAGAGGCCGCGACGCTCCGCTACATGGACATTCTCAAGATTTACTCCCGGCCGGAACTCGCCGCGCTGAGCCGGAAAGACTACATTCCGGCCGTCAACACATCGCTGTCGAAAGAAGCCCGGATCATGCTCGCGCTCTATTGGGGCAATGCAGAAGGCCGCCAGCGCGTCATGGGCGGCTACAAATGGAACGAGCAGCAAATCGCAGGCGTCCTCGATACGCTGGACGAAAAGGACTGGTCCTTTGTGCGGGGCATCTGGAAGGAAGTCAATTCCTATTGGTCCGACATTGAAGCCAAGCAGAAACGCGTCTACGGTGTCGCTCCGGAAAAGGTCGAGGCGCTGGCGTACCCCACGCGATTCGGTGAGGTTCCTGGAGGTTACGTTCCGCTGAAGTATGCGGTCAGTGACCCACAAACACAGGCCCAATCCGCGGCGGAAATCTCCGAGCAGATGATGAAAGGCGCATTTTCGCGCGCCACGACACGCCGCGGGTTCACGAAAGAACGGGCAGACACCGTCAACCGGAAACCCCGCCTGAGCCTGAATACCATCTGGGAGCACACATCGGAAGTCATTCACGATCTCACGCACCACGAGATGCTGATTGACGTCAACCGGCTGCTCGGCAGTAAGCCCGTCCAGCGTGCGATTCTCGATCACTACGGAGATATCGTTTACCGGAATATCCAGGATGCGGTCCGCGACATCGCGGCCGGCCACGTTCCCGTGCAGCAGCAGGGCGAACGTGCCCTGGAATGGTTGCGGCAAGGCACCTCCATTGCCCGGATGGGCTGGAATACGATGACCGCCCTCGTCCAGCCTTTGGGGCTCACCGTGTCGTTTGGCCGTGTGGGTCCGGGATGGGTCGGCCGCGGGATTGCGCGTTGGCTGGGGGATGCGGCCCGGATGGAATCGAGCGTGACGTGGGTTCACGAGCAGTCGCCGTTTATGCGGCTCCGCCACAAGACGCTCATGCGCGAAATCAACGAAGTTCGCAATAAGGTCAGTCCTCGCGGTTCCCTGGTTGCTGCCGCGATCGGCCGCCTGCCGGGCGGCCAAATCGGCGCTCAGGCGGGCCTCGCGATTGGCGATACTTACGGCACGATCGAGGATTCCTACTTCTGGCTGATTTCGCGCGCGCAGATGATCGCCGATGTTCCCACGTGGCTTGGACAGTATGAGAAATCCCGCGCGGCCGGCGAATCCGAAGCGCGGGCCATTGCTCTGGCGGACCAGGCTGTGATCGACTCGCAGGGTTCCGGACATATTAAGGATCTCGCGAAGACGCAGCGGGGCACGCCCGCGCTTAAACTCTTCACTCAGTTCATGAGCTACTTTTCCGTGGTTTACAACCAGGGCGCGGAAGCGGTGGCCCGGACGCGGTTCCGGGATCCGGCCTCCATGGCGAAATTGGCGGTGAGCCTGTTGACGTTGTACACCCTACCCATGCTCCTGGAAACGGCGGTGCGCGATGCGATGCGCGGCGGCGATGATGACGAGGCCCTAATGAAGCGGCTTGCCCAAGAACAATTGTCTTATCTCTTGAATACCGTGGTGTTCGGGCGTGAATTGACGGGCGCGGTCGAAGGCTTCCAATATAAAGGACAGGCTGGCGCGGGTTTCTTTGCGGAAGCCTCCGGACTCGTGCTGCAGGTCCGGCAGGGCGAGGTGGATGAGGCCGCATGGAAAGCATTCATCCACACGGCGGGCATTGTGTTCCATCTTCCCGCCACGCAGGTCCAGCGTATGGTGGACGCGTTCATCGCGCTCAACGAAGACGGCGGCGCCAGCGCACTCCAGACCTTGCTCGCCGGAAAGCCCAAGAATTAAGACCGAGAATCCGGGAGCGTTGGTGGTGGGGCCGCCGCGGGACTAGCGCTACTTGTCGGCGTGCTTCCGGGCCATAGGGTTCAGTCTAGCAGGGAAAGTTGCTTCGGAGTGGAGGGGGCCGGCGTCCCAACTTTTCGTTCTGCAGTTTTCTTGCGATGGCAGGATTTACAGCGCACCTCACATTTTAGGATTTCTGCTTCGAGCGATTCTATGGACCAATTTGCGCCTTGGCTAATATTAAAGCGTTTACGGCCGCGCTGCGGGATATGATCAAACGTAAGTTGTCGAATATCGGTCTCTCCGCAGTCAACACAGGGATGGTCAAGGAGCCAAGCAACTTTAATTTTGCGCCCCAAGTAATACCGCCGACGCCTCTTCTTTTTTTCGGCCGCACTTAACGCTGGGTCAGCGCGTCGCTTTTGCTGATGACGACGAGATGCTTGATTCGCTTTGGCCCGATGTGCCGGATTGGCTGCTCTGATCTTTTGGAGTTCAGCCCGGCGAGCTTTCTGGGCCGGAGTTAACGGTTTTCGCCGTCGGCGCTCACGGTCTCTCTTCCGAAGCTTGTCGCGATACTTAGAGTCCTCTTTTCGACGTTTCCGCTTCGAAGCATTGTCGTGCGCCAGCTTCCGCTGCTTCTGCTCGGGTGACATGTCCTTCCATTTCATCGAAACCCCTCCGGCACATTCCCGCCCTTCAGCGTCTTCAACTGCAGCTCAATCCGGCCGAGCAGCTCATGCCCAAGGTAGGCGAACTCCCGTGCCAAGACGGGCAATCCTAACCGGTCGGCTTCCGGTGCCCATTTGTTCATCGCGCGAATGGCGATCTCTTTGGCTTTCTCGATGAATTGCTGGCGTTCGGTTTCCTCAGCCATTGGTTTTCCTCCGGTGCCCCACATGCCACCGGTGACAAAAGGGGCAATGATACGCGATGAGTCTCGCGTTGCCCTTCCGCCGCATCCGCTTCGCGGCGATCTTCGCGCACGTTTTTGTGTACGCCCGCTTACTCTGGCATTCGCTGTAAATACGGCCGAGGATTTGGAGAGCGTGGCTCATGGTCTCCTCCGTGGTTTCCTCCAGCGCCCTGCCGGGGTTTTCTTATAGCCGCGGCGGCCGAGTTCGTCGCAGGCCAACCCTGCCAGGTAGTCGCGGAGCTGAAAAGCGATGTACCAGCAATTCGACGGAGTCAGCATCGCGTGAATCCGCGCCATGCGCTTCAGTTGAACATCGTCGAGGCGTTGAATGAATTCCGCTCCCTTGGAATGGATGAGCATTGCGATATCACGCGCGAGGAGTTTCGTGCTTCGCCGGCTCACCGTTTTCTCCGGAACCGCTCCGCTTTCGGGCAGCTCGCAAAATGCGCTTCATACTGCGTCTCACTCGTCACATCCTGAATCACGTCTTCCCCGACGATCACCCGGCGGACCAAGCTCATCGGGATCCAGTGATTCTTCGGCGTTAAGAACCATTCGAGCTTCACGCCGCAGGCCGCGCAGCGTTCCGTGCCGCCGTGAACGTATCCGGCGTTGGCGAGACCGCTCAGAGTATTCGGCAACGGCATCGCCTCACCCGACCGGCCCAAAGAACACCCAGCCCGCCCAGGCCGTCAGGGCGAGCCAGAGATACACTTGCGCGCGGCGGGAAATCACCGCGGCTCCTTCACGCATTGCGAACAGACCCCGAGGCCGATCATCCGGTTGACGACAATCCAGGAACATCCCTCCGGGCAGGCCACCGCGTCGGTACACCCGCAGACGGCGCAGACCGCTTCCGGCCACACGTCGCGGGAGAAGTCAATCGCACGCCGGGCCAGCGCCCGGTACTTTTTCCGGTCTAGCGGATTGCGGATCGACGGGTTGGTGATCGCGCTCCGCCGTTCACCGGCGAGATAGAGTTCGAGCGCCACGAGATCGACATGCCGCCTATAACTCGATGCGGGTAAGTTCATGGGATCGCGCAAGGGCATCTATCCTCCCAATTGCGAACGCGTCAGACTGGACGCTCCGTAATGCGTCTTGCTTTTGTGAACGCCCAGGCCGCGCGCGTTCTCAAAGGTCTCACCGCATCCCGGGTGATCGCAGCGCAAGCCGGATCCGTTGGTTTTCGGTTTACAGGCCTGTTGGTGTTTATGCAGGCCGCGCGGGTCGATACCCCGCCCGCAGCCCTCGCAGCGCACGCGCGCGTATTTTTTCTTTCCGGCGGGCCGGCGTCTCGGCTCGTTCACGGAGAATTCCCGGACCGCACTACCCCCCCCATCCAGTTCAGCCAACGCCGCGATCGCGCGGTCGATCCGGGATCGCTGCTCGATCAAATCATCGATCGCCGCTTTCCAATTCATACAGACTCCTTTTTTACTGCGCCGCGCCGTGCCCGGCTGCGGCGATTGAGGAATTCCCCAAATTCCCCTTTAGGTTCCACGTAGAACAAATCCCGCTCTTGAAGCTCCAGATGAACGCAGACCGGCCAGCGCAGCCAACCTTTCGGCACCGGCGGACAATTCGGAACACAGACCGAGAACCGGAACTCCTGGGCACCGGCCATAAACCAATCCATCCGGACGCCGAAGAGCCAGCGCGTCGAGACGCCGCCCTCCAACCGCAAGGCGAGCGGCCGGCCCACGAATTCGTCGAACGCCGGAATGCGGCCTTGCGCCTGAAAGACCAAGCGTTTCATTCCGTCGTGGTGGACCGCGTATTTGAGAATGGCGTCGAGGGTCATATGCCGAAGATCCCCTTCAGCTCCTCTTCCAACCGCTTCGCACTCGTCAATACTCCGCGCGCGCGAATCCGGTCTTCATCCGATTCGGTGGTTAACATAATCAGCTCCGCTCCGGACGTGATGACCTGCAGCGGATTGGCGAGGCGGTGGCGGAGCTCCGCCCGCTGGTCGTCGGTCAGATCGAGTTGGATATCCTCACCCATCGTTACGCCTGAAAGCCGCGCCCCGGCCGGCAGGGCAGCTTGATGCTGCTGGGATCGTCCGGACGCCCGGCCGCGGTGACCCCCACGCTCAACCCACACCCGTGGCAGGACACAAGAAAATGCCCGCACTCCGGCGCGGGATACGGCAGCTTGACCGTGCAGGACGCGGGCGCGGTCCCGGCCGCGTCCAAGTCCATACCGTGCGGATAGTCCGGATTCGGCGGACACTGCGCCGGACCGCGGCCTGAGCGGCGGAAGATGACGTCATGTATGGGGTTCTCCCCTGCCATATGCCCCTCCTTGTTTGTGCTGGAAGCGGCGGCCCCGTCACCGGCCCTGATGCCGCGATGACACACCGGGGCCGCTCCTCCAGGTTGGTGACCTACAAAGTGCCGCGTTTGATCGATAACGCCCGCACGCGGCGGCGGCGTCCCCCGGCACCCGCTTGAAAGGATGAAGAGCGGCAGCCGGGAGACAAGCGGAGAGCAGGAGTCGAACCTGCAACCTCGGCGCGGGAGTGCGCCGCGCTCTAGCCAATTGAGCTACCTCCGCGGGGGATATTGCCGCCGGGGTCGTGGCCGTTGGCAGCTTCTCGCCCCTAATGCAAAACCTGGGTTTGCATTAGGGGGTGCCTCAGCTCGCCCGGCGGCAAAGCGGAATCAGGAATCGTCGATATCCGCGAGCTCCAGGTCGATCGGTTCGCACTGCCGCCGCTGCCAGTCGAAGAGAATTGCCCGGAGGCAATCCATGCAGAAGCCGAGCAAGCCAGGCGTCGAGGTCGAAAGTTCCGAGCCGCATCGGCCGCAGTGTTTCGCGACAGTGCTCATGGCCGGTAACTCCGGTTGCAATAGGCGGCGATCGCGGTTAAGGCGATCGTCGTGAA